TGGACGCGCTGTTCGCCGCGGTGAACAACGAGGCCGAGAAGCGTCGAGAGACCGACCAGTGGTCCGACAAGGGGGACGTGCTGCGCGGGCTCCTGATGCCGGTACAGGCCCGTTTGGAGGAGGACAGAAGCCGTCGCAAGGCGGTGCGCTCCCCGCGCCAGACCGGCAAGAGCACCGGCGTCATGCTCATCGTGAGCATCAGGTGCTTCGAGGAGGAGCTTGCGGAGTGGGTGGTCATCGGTGTTACTCGCAAGAGCGCCAAGGCCATCTACTGGGAGCCCCTGAAGCAGCTCAACCAGGCGTTTGAGCTGGGTCTCACGTTCCACAACCAGGACCTGGAGGTCACGTTCCCCAACGGGAGCAAGCTGACCTTCATGGGCGCCGACAACATCTCCGAGCTGGAGAAGATTCGCGGCCGGCGTCTCAGCGGCGTGGTGGTCGACGAGTCCAAGTCCTTCCCCATCCTGCTGTTCGACGAACTCATCTACGAGGTCATCGAGCCGGCGCTGATGGCACGCAACGGCGAACTCATCCTCATCGGCACGCCGGGCGATTCGCTGCGCGGTACGTTCTACCTCTCGACTACCGACGAACCCCTGGTGTACCTGGGCCCGGACGGTGAGCCCGAGCGCCAGAGCAACACGCTGTACGGCACCCCGCCCGCGTACCCCGCGAAGTGGACATTTCACCGCTGGACCCTGCCGGACAACGTCACGCGCTTCCCCGACGGCAAGGGCGGCTCCTACACGATGTGGGACCAGGCCCAGGCGCTGATGAAACAGAACGGCTGGACGCGCAAGACGCCCCAGGCCGCTCGCGAGTACTTCGGCGACTGGGTACCGGCGGATGACAAGCGCGTGTTCCGCTACCGACCGCAGTTGCACGATTACGACCCCCGACCTGACCCCAAGTCCGACAAGCGTCACGTGCGCTGGGGCCTACCGGACATACAGGGTGAATGGAAGACCTTGCTCGGACTGGACCCCGGTACCAAGGACGGCAGTGGGTTGGTGGTGTGGGGCTGGAACGTGCACACAAACGATTTGTGGGAACTGTACTCCGGTAAGAAAAAGCCTCTGGAGGGTGAACGCCTCCCATTGCGCAAGATTGCGGAGTGGTTCCACGAGCTGGAGGACGAGTACGGCCCCTTCGAGGGCAGCGTGTCCGACCCCGCTGGCCTCGCCACCATGATGGCCGAGACGCTGGCAGATGACTACCAGGTGTACTTGGAGCCGGCCGAGAAGCACGAGAAGAACGACAACATCGAGGTCATGAACAACGACTTCGATTGTGGTCGCATCCACATTCGTCGTGGGTCCATGCTATCGGACGAACTGGACCGGGCGCGCTGGGACCTGCGCAAGCTTGACAAGAACAAGAAGGTCGAGGACGCCAGCATCCCCAACGACGTTTCCGACGCCGGTCTGTACAGTCACCGCTGGTGTCGTCACCGGAAGCCCGTCGCCATTACCACGCAGTTGCGGGTGCTGTCACCGGAGTGGGTGCGTGAGCAGGCTCGGCTGATGTTGGTCGCCCGCCAGGATGAAGCGCGCCGGATTCACGAGTCGGAGGCCGCCACCAAAGTGGGCAGCCATTTTGCAAGCCTGGACGCCGCCTTCGGTGTGTCCTTCGACAAGGAGTGGTGGCATGAGCCCCAGTGAACTCAATGAGTACCTCACGGTGATGCGCAACAACAAGGTGAGTGCTGGCATCGTCCAGTTCCCCAACGGCATCACGTTGCAGATGACCTTCATGCCCGACCCAAACGATTTTGTTGGTACCACGCCAACAGCCGGCGGCTGGAAGTCCCCCAGCCACCTGGACAACCCGGACGCGCTGCGCGCCGACGGTGACCATGTCGGGGAGCTACCGTGAGTGACTGGGGCATGACCAATTACAGTTGTCCGTGGTGGGAGCTGGACCTGGATGACGACCAGCTCGCCCGCCGGATGTTCGACACCGTGCGCGACATCGAGCGCCGGCAGCAGTCCATCCACGACGGCAACAAACGCCACGCTCGCATCTACGCCGGCTACCTGCCCAGCGGTATGGTGGACGGAGTTGCCCCCACGAGTAATATGCGCGCACCCTTCGCCGCCACCAAAAACCTGGTGCGGTCGGTGTGCGACGTGGGCCACGCCATGGTGGTGCGCAACCGCCCCAAATCCACGTTCATGACGACTGGTGCCGATTGGAAGGTCCAGATGCAGGCCGAGGATTTGGACCAGTTCATGGTCGGGGCCTTCATGACCGGCAAGCTGTACGACGTCGCGCCCCGGTCCTTTCACGACAGCACCATCTTCGGCACCGGTGGATGGAAGTACATCACTCGCGGTAAGGGTGAGAACTTCCGTGTGATGTACGAGCGCGTCCTAATCGACGACATCATTGTGGACGAGGAGGAGAACCGAGAGGACTGCTTCGACCCTCCCAACGTGTACCACCGCATGCTGGTTCGCACCGACACCATTATTCGCAAGTACGCGTCCGGTGATGACGCGAAGTCCGCTGCCCTGCGCGGAAAGCTGATGGCCACCAGCAACTTCGCCTCCAATTGGCCGGGTCTGCACATCCAGCGTGACCGGTCGCTGCTCGTCGAGGCCATTCACATCGACCCGGACGAGCCACGGAACAACGTACGTGTGCTGGCCGTGGACGGGGTGCTGCTCCGGGCCGAGAAGTGGCCCTATCCGTTCCTGCCCTACACGTTCCTGTGGTGGTCCCTGCCCATCACCGGGTTCTACGGGGACGGCATTGCCTACCGGCAGTACGGGCGCCAGGAGCGCATCACGTACATGCACCGGTGGATACAAACCGTTTTGGACAAGTTCGCGGCCCCCATTGCGTGGGTGGACCCCGCGGGCGGACCACCGACCCTGCAGATGTCCAACGAGATTGGCAAGGTCGTTCTCGCTCGCAAGCCCCCCGTTTTCCAGGAGCAGAAGCTCATCAATGGCGACATCTGGCACTGGCTGAACAAGCTGGAGCACGACGGGTTCGAGGACGAGGGCATGAATCAGTCCATGATGGCCAGTGAGCCACCGCCGGGTGTGGAGAGCGCTCCCGCCCAGCGCGAGGCCCAGTGGCGTCAGGGCCAGCGGTTCTTCCCGGTGTCCGGTCGCTGGGAACACGCCATTGCCGTGGAAGCGGCGATTAAGACCGTGGCGTTTTACAAGCGCGAGGCCGAGCGCGGGACCAAGCCCCGGGTTGCCTGGGCGGACCGCAAACTCATGTACACCATGGATTGGCCCGACCTGGACCACAGTGCGTACCTCATTCGACCCGAGGCATCGTCCCTGGACAGTCTATCCCCGGCTGCCCGGATGCAGTCGGCCCTGGAGTTGGCCCAAACGGGTTGGATTACGCCACAACAGGGTCGCGTTCTTGTTGGTCACCCGGACCTCAAGGCCGCGGACTCCCTGGACAACGCACCTGAGACCTACGCGAACTACGTGCTGCACCGCCTGTGGCGCGGAGAGGTCGTGGAGGTGGACGAAAAGGCCGAACTCACCACCCTGATGCGCGTCATCAAGCAGGGTCGACTCCTGGCCATCACCAAGGGCGTGGAGAAGTCCGCACCCAATGTGCTGGCCGGCATGGACAGCTACCTGGACACGTTGGACATCGCAATGAAGGCCGCGGCCGATGCGGCACTGCAGCAAGCACAAATGCAACAAGCCGCGATGCAGCCCGCACCCGGCTTGAGCCAGGCTTCCGCTCAGGGAATGCCGGCTCCCTTCCCGGGCCAGTGAGGTGACGCGTGGACATTGCAAAGGCACAAGCGGACGGTCAGGCACGAGCGGCCAAGTTTCTGGAGGCCAACCCGGTGATGATTGCCGAGGCCCCGGCCCCGGTGACGGAGGTTGCCAAGCCCGCGGAGGTGCCGGCCGTCGTTGCTCCCGCCGCGGTGACCCCCGTTCCCGCCAAGCCGGGTATGGCCGACGCCATTCGGGCCGACCGCGAGAACCGACAGCGCGCCGCCCAGGAGAAGTCCGAGGCCACGAAGTACAAGGAGGAGCTGGCCAACACCAAGAAGGAGTTGGAGGCCCTCCGCACGGCTCAGAACCTGCGAGACCCGCTGGAGTTCGCTCGCAATCGCAACATGACCAAGGAGGAGCAGGCCCTGTGGGGCCAGGCCCTTCTGTACGACCTCAAGCCCGAGGTGGCTCCCCCGGAGTTCCGACTGGAAATCTACAAGGCCCAGCAGGCCCGGGAGCGAGCGGAGGAAGCGCGGACGGCCCAGGAGGCACGGGCCAATGAGGAGCGCGAGCGCACCGAGTCGGTGCAGCGCGAACAGCAACAGCGTCTGGCGGGATTTGCCGCCGACCTGGAAGCAACGGTCAAGAGTCTCCCGGCGGGAAGCAATCCCGAGAGCGAGACGTGGTTCACCGAGGAGTCCCCGGACGGGACCGCCAATGTGAATCACGCCGCGTACGTCCAGTCACTGCTCGCCACGGCGAACAACCTGGCCAACGCGGCTGCACAGAGGGGACAGGTGGCTGACCTGAGCCCGGCCAATGTGGCGCGGGTACTGGAAGCGGAGGTGGCCAAGCGCATGAAGCGCAGGGACGCACGAATGGCGGGCAGCGCCAAGACGACTGGAGCAGCGCCGAAAACGGCCAGTGGCGAGCCGGCCACGTCAGCACTGAGTACGAAGACCCTCGGGGGAGGCGCACCGCAGCCCCCGGACACCTCGGATGCCGCGCGCAAGGCGAGAGCCGCCGCCGTCCTCTGGGGCACGAAGTAACAAACCATTTTGAGGTAATCTCATGGCTGCCGGCGGAACTGCACTTGGTACTATTCAGTGGGCTGCATTCCTCAAGGAACTGTATCCCGACGGTCTTCCCGAGACCATCATGATGCGCAACCACCTGTTCCTGGAGCGAATCCAGAAGCAGGGGGATGCCTACGGCATCGACATCGTCATTCCGGTGACCGTCGACAACCCGAGTGGTCGCAGCGCGGACATTGCGACGCTGCTCGGTGCAACCAACAGCCCGATTGCTCCGACGACCTCGCGGGCATTCAGGGTGGTCCTGGCGTCCGACTACGCCGCGACGTACATCGACGAGCTGACGATGCGCAAGGCGGCCAACGACCGCGGTGCCTTCGTCAACGCCCGCCAGTTCGAGATTGACGGCATCCTGCGCGCCCTGGGCAACTCCATGGCCCACGCGCTGTACCGCGCCGGTGACGGTACGATTGCTCGCGGTGACGGTGCGTACTCCGTTGCCGGCAACGTCATCACCTTCCTCAACCGCCCGGACACCAAGTTCGCCGGTCTCGGGATGGTGCTGGACTTCGTCCCGAACGTCGGTGGCACGCCCACGGGTGCCGCTCGCGTCGTGGCGACCCAGCGCGCGGTGGTCACCGCCATCGACGAGGACGCCGGGCAGCTCACCTGCGCCCTGGACGTTACCGGTGCCGCGGTCGTGGCCCTGAGCACGAACTACACCGCCGTCACTAACGCGGACTTCATCGCCCCCGTGGGCGATTACAACGCCAACTTCGCGACGACCGGCGCCGTGAAGATTCGTGGTCTGGCCGCGTGGATTCCCCTCACCGCCCCGACCGGTGGTGACAACTTCTACGGTGTCGACCGCAGCATCCACAAGACCCGGCTCGCCGGCAACCGCCTGAATGACCCCACGGCCCCGGCCGAGGACAGCATCATGGCGCTCGGCGAGGTGATGAAGGACCGCGGCGCCCGCCCGGACATCGTCCTCGTCTCCGCCCGGCAGTTCACGAAGATTTCCAAGCGGATGAACGCGAAGGTCGAGCTGGACACCACGGGCGGCGACGCCACGTACGGGTTCATGCGCTTCTACGTCGCGACGTCCGCCGGAATCCTGCCGGTCTACGCCGACTCGGATTGCCCGGAGGACCGCGGCTACATCCTCACGATGCGCACGTGGGCCATCAAGCACCTCGGGCTCGCGGAGCTGGTGCGCGGTGACGGTCTGAGCGCCCTGCGCCGGCCCGGTCTCGACCAAATCGAGATTCGCGCCGTGTACTACGCGCAGCTCGTCTGCTTCGCCCCCGGTGACAACGGAGTGTTCGCGGTCA